GAACAAGCAACTCCTGGACAACCGCACGGGTCTCCCGCTTCTCGACAAGGACGGCAACCCGAACGAGGCAATCCTTGACGCACCAGATCGACCGGGGTGGACACCAAAGACGTGACCTACTCGCTCGCGTCCCGCATTTGCCGCAACAGACCGTCGAACGGCACGTACGCGATCCCGACCTGCCGCCCCTCCTTGTTGACGATGCTCACCTCGACCCGCCACTGGAATTGCGGCGTGCCGTACCGCTTGCCCTCACCGTCGTACAACTCCTGGCTACGGGTGACGTGCAGCACGGCCTCCCCGACACAGGGATCGTTCCGTCGCCGGGGTCTTTCAGGAACCGGGCACGCGACGGCTCTTTCGTCCGGAACGGTTTCCGGTTAGCCACGCCGCACGACCCGGTTCCCGTCGCACGTCTGGCAGGTCTGGGAGCGATTCAGGCAGCCGAGACAGGTCGGACACCACGAGTAGCCCAGCGGCGGCGGAAGCAGGTCAGACGATCGGGTTGCCGTCTCCGCCGTCTCGCCCTTGAAGTACGACCGGATAGGCCGGTTCGCGTAGACAATCGCCTCGATCATCGCGTCAATCTCCCCCAACGTCCAGAGCGAAACCGGGTGGGTGAATCCGCGCAATTGACTCGTGCCCAGCGCCCGGCTGCCGATCCGGACCAGCGCATCCCGCGCCGTCAGCAACATGTCCAGCGTGACCGTGACCTCCGCCGACTCGCCACCACTGGCCCGCGTCACCATCGCGGAACCTGTTACCCGCACCTGTTCGCTCATATTCCAACCTCCGGTATAGAACACGTGTGCTACCCTGCACATTGGCGATAGTAGGTCACGTATTCGGGTCTGTCCAGATGTGTCGGAGGGTCAACGGTGACGAGGCAGAAGAATCGGTATCCCGGCGTGTATGCCTACCAGACAGAGACAGGGGAGCGCTGGGCGTGTGTCTTTGACGTCGGGTCGGGTCCGCTCCGGAAGCAATCTCGCAAGTCCGGATTCCTGACCCAGAAGGCAGCGCGCGCGTATCGGGATGAGATGCAGACGCGGGCACGAGCTGGTGACGGTCCGCCCGAACGCACCACCATGACCACCCGGCAGTACCTGGAATCATGGCTTGCATCCCGGTCTGACTTTGCGCCGGGATCGGTCAAGTCGGTTGGCAGTCGTATCCAATGGGTATGCGGCTATGTGGGCGACATCCCCCTGCAACGTCTCTCGACCGCAGCCCTCGACCGAGCGTATGCAGACAGGCATCGGGCCGGGTTCCGTCCTTCGTCAATCCGAGACGCGCACAAAACCATCAAGCAGGCACTGTCGCGCGCCGTCGACCACGGACTGATTCGGGTCAATCCCTGTGACAAGGCGCTGCCACCCAAGGGAGATCGCAAACTGACGGTGTCGCTCAGCCAGGACGAAATGATCCGGTTCCTGCTGGCCGCAGACGATGATCTCTATTGGGGCACGATGATGCGGGTGTTCGCGTCAACGTGGATCCGGTTCGGCGAGCTCGCGGACCTGCGCTGGAACGACATCGACTGGACCGCCTCGACCCTGACCATTTCGCACCAGATGCAGCGCATAGGGCAGAAGAGCGTCTCAGTGCCCGTGAAAACCGCAAAGGGTAATCGGGTGATACCAATCGATCCCGACCTGCTGGGACGTCTCAAGACCTACCAGGACTGGCAGCGGTCGCGATCTCCCCATCCATGGCGCAAAGACGGGCTGGTCTTTCCGGGCAAACGGTTCGACGAATGGCTGGTCAACCCGTCCGTGGCTCATGCAATCCGGAGGTATTGCAAATTGGCCGGAGTGACCGAGGTGACGCCGCACGGGCTCCGCCATTCCGGCGCATCGATAGCCTACGGGGCGGGCGTCTCGCCGAAGATCGTCAGCGAACGGCTGGGACACTCCGACGTCGCGTTCACGAGCCGCGTCTACATCCACACCAAACCCGACCAGCATCACGCGGCGGCTGCTACGATTGCCGCGTTATTGACCAATTCTGAGACGGTTGGTGACACGTCCGTGATATTCACTGGAACTGACAAATAGAAAATGCCCGGAGAATCGGGAGAAATGGGAGCAAGGTGGATACGTACAACGTATTCGAAACGACTGACTGAGCCGCGCTGACGTGTGCTGAGACGTGCAAAATATCCCGTAACCGGCATCCATCCTACCCCACCGTGACTGTCACGCGCCTTGAATCGTGACAGGTGCCGTGACTGCCAGCGCACTCTCCCGATGCCACGTGAGGCACGTCTGGCCGGTCGCCGTCACCCACGACACGAGCATCAGCACCTCGCTGTCCGTGTCCTGCCGGATCGTGACAATCCCGGTCGCGCCAGGGCAATCGTCGCTGGTGACTTCGGTGCCGACGATCATCGATTCGCCTTCACCGTGAGGTATAATTTAGGCCTACAAATGAGAGTGCCGAGCGGTGCTAGAACACCCCCGGCGCGGCAATCAGATTGGAGTCTGATGTGCGAGTGAAGTCTATTCCTCAACTTACGCGTGAACAACAAGATCGATTCTGGGAACGAGTAGACAAGACATCGAGCCCTGATGGTTGCTGGTTGTGGACGGGTGCTACTCACAGAGGGTATGCGCGAACACTGATAAACGGGGATACCTTCGCAGTTCATCGAATCTCCTACTTCTTGGCGAATGGTCCAATTGAGGAAGGGTTTGAGGTAGATCACGTCAAAACCAGAGGATGCACGAATCGAAATTGTGTCAATCCCGATCATCTGGAAGCCGTCACCCACTTGGAAAATGTTCGGCGGGGAAGTTCTCCAAGCGCCATTCACGCATTGAAGACCCACTGTCCGCAAGGCCATGAATACACGCCTGACAATATCTTTCTCGAAAATGGTGGAAGGCGGCGGCGGTGCCGCACTTGCAAGAACGCAAGCAACGCTCGGCTGCATGCTCGTAGGCGTGAGGCTGCATAGGATTCTCGCCATTACCTGTTAGCCTTCACCTTGAACGTCTGATCCCACTCCATCCGCTTGCCGCCAATGACCGCGGCGCAATTCAGCACGTGCACGCCAACAGACGGCGTCGTGACGGTCAACCACCAGTTGGGCGTCACGAACACGATGTCTCCCAGCGCTGCGGTGTACGTGTCCACGGTCGCGCCTGCCGGGTCCTTGTGCACGACCTCGATGGACTCCCCTACTTCGAGCTCGTCGACCAGCGTGCCTTCGCGGACGCGGGTCAGATTCTTCAAGCGAAACTCCGGCGTGGTGCCGAGTAGAAACTCCGGGGTTGTATTGCTCATGGTGTCTCCTGGCTGATCATCTCAGCGGTGGCGTACAGCGCGGCTATAAGGTCGGTGCTAGCGGTCAGGGCGGGTAACACGTCCGTCGTGGCGCTCAGGGCCACCAGGACGTCCGTAGACGCCGTCAGGGCGGCAAGCATGTCGGTGGTGGCAGACAGGGCCGGGACGACGTCGGTGGTGGCCGTGGCGGGGCCGATGGGTCTCGGGGTGGCGAGTATGTCCGCCGTCGCATCTGAGACACCGATCGATTCACCAGCAATCGCGTTGATCGCCGCGATGACCGTAGACGACAGGGACACGCCGGACGACAGGCCAACGATCTGGCGTTCACTGTCTGCGTCAAGCGTTCCATCGGATACCCCGGTGCTCGTGCCACCGATGGCATTGATGGCTGCAATGACCAAAGATGAAAGTGACGTACCAGCGCTGGTACCAGAAACGGCGCCCGTCGCGTGTGCATCGAGCGAACTCGCCGAACTTCCGGTGCTTGTGCCACTGATCGCATTCGCCACCCCAATGTCAGCTGAGGCCTGAGACGTGCCGACGCTGGTACCGGCTACTTCCGGATCGGCACCCGGCGCAACGATGTTGGCCGATGCATCTGATGTGCTAGAACTGCTGCCGGTGATTGGCCGGGCGATGTCGATCTGCGCTGCGGCGTCCGAGAGCCCGATGCTCGTGCCAGCAATAGTCCGGACGGCATCAAGGGATAGCGAACCGTCCGACGTACCCGCTGAACTGCCGGAGATTCCATGGCCGCAGGTGACGTCGGCAGATGCTGCGCTGGTACCGATCGAGGACCCGGCGATACGGTGACCGGAGATCGTGAGCGCTGCCGCCGAGGTGCCGGTGCTCTCACCTGCTATCGGGCGGGTGATGTCTGCCGCGAGCGATGCCGTGGACTGTCCGGAACTGGTGCCGCTGACAGCCGGGTCGTTGGTGATGTGTGCCGATGCTGCGCTAACTCCCGCCGAAGTTCCTGCAATGACCGGACGCTGGACAACGAAAGACGCTGCCGAGGACCCGCTACTGACTCCGGCAATGGCCGCTGGATGTGAAGCCGCAAGCGATGCCGCTGAGGTGCCAGACGATGACCCGGCGATTGATCCGCCCGTGGGTGCACTCGCCGGTCGAATCGCAAATGCAAAGTTGGCGGACGGTCCACCCGCCGTGGACGACATCGCCGACCGGTTGCCGGTTGCTCCCGCCGATGGCCGCGATTCGTAAGCAACTACTTGACGTCGATACGATGCTGCCGTTTGGCGCAAGACATCGGCAGACTGCGTTGGCCCGTATATGCTCGTGCCGGTCTGGTTGAAGCACGTGATTGTGATCAGGACCGTATCGTCCATCGTGGTCGTGACACCGGTGATGGTGGTTCCGCCAGAATCCGCCGCGTCCGTGGCAACGCTGACTGCCGTATCCTCCGGCGTGGTCAGATCAGCGCCACGCGCCCACCAGGAAATACCCGAACTTGTGGTGCTGCTGGTCGTGAAATCCCAGGTAGATGGTTCGCCTGCCGCGTTGGTGATGACCTTGCGGTACAGGTAGAGCCGACACCCGGTCTGGGTCAGATCGGATTGCAATAGCGAGAACCCGGACGGGGTTGCCGAAATTGTTCCGCTCGAGAGATGCACGGTGATGTAGGCAACATCGTCGTCTGCCAGCCCGGACGGCTTGGCAACGGCAAGGGTGGTTGCGCTTGACGTGTTCGCGCTGGCAACACCGTCGCTGAGAACAATGCCTGGAGCCGGTGGCGATCCAAGCGCCCAGACCAGATCAACCGACGGCCCGGTGTGATCGGTGTAGAGGACCGGGATGCCGGTCGGGGCCGCCACCGCGTAACAGGCCGGATCATTGGCAAGCCCGGTGATGACATCCCGGTCGGTGCCGAACGCCGGACTCGCGTAGTCGTCCGACCGATCCGCGTGAATCGCGCCGCGTCCGTCACCTGACCAGATCGCCTGATACCGATTCTGGAAGGGGACGACCGTTCCGCCAAGCAATCCGGGATCAGTCGTCGAACTTGGTGACACCGCATTGGTGACAGAGAACGCCGGAGTTGCCGAGGACGTTGAGAAGATCAGGTCTGCCTCACCGCCGCTGTCGCGTTGTAATGAGGCGATCCGATGTGTTCCGCCGTCGTTCACGTAGCCCATAAACTGCGAGAACATCGCCGACACGGACAGGTCTGCATCCTGTGTCGTGCCCAGGGTATTTGAGCTGTCGATAGAACGACAGGTAACGTCGGTTGCGGTTTGCTCATAGAACCAGAAGTGGGCGAGATCGCTGTTGCCGGTCATCGTCAGCGACAGCAGGATGGACGTGTTCGATGAGTGGACGTTCGTTTCAGATGACCACGTTGAGCCCTCGTAGCGGGTGTAGTAGATGTCGTTGCTGGCCGTGTCCCTGTAGCCGAGAATCACGTCGCCGTCGGAACGGATCGCAACGCCTATCCCGAAATCAGCATGGACCGTGGTTGACGCATTCGCCGCGCCGATGTCAGTCGATTCCCATGTCTTTGTACTGGTATCGAACCGGGTGACCCGGACGGTGTTTGTCGCAGATCTTCTCGCCGCATAGATGTACCCATTCCACGTGTACGGGACATTGCCGTCGTAGGAATGCGCGGAGTTGGAGTGAGCCGGACTATTGGACCCGTCCAGCAGCGTGAACGTACCGTCGTAGTTGTGCTCGTACATTTCGAGCACGTTGCTGGACGTGCTCGCGACGAGAGCGAACCGCTCCCCGGTGGGCGCAACAAACAGGCTCCTTGCCACCCATCCGGATGTGGAGCCGTTGATGTATCCGTTTCTGGCGTTGCTGATCGCCACGGGCTACCTCGTGCGCGAACTAGCCCCGCTTGATGACGAGATCGCCAGCCGCCACGCTTGGCGGTGTATTGCCGTTCAGCACAACGAAGGGCGACGTGATCGGCCCGTAGTCGATAACGTCCCCCGCTCCGCTCGCTGTGGTGACCATGGCCCAATACGCAATCGGGTTTCCGGATCGCCAGTCAGCGGTCACCGGTCCAGCGAAGTCAATCTGGCTGGCGTTCTCGATGAACTGCAAACCGGAGCCATCGTCTGCCGGCGCCGTCCATTCAGCGTCGTCGCAGGGGATCGCCACGCGGGCGTATCCAGAGCCGCTTGTCGATACCTCACTGGTGAGCGTTCCCGCCTCGCCTGGATCGGATTCGAAGAGTGCGAGGTACCGATTCGTCGGCTTGGTGTAGGTGTCGGTTCGATACTCGTGATTGAGCATCTTGGTTTCGGTTGCTGTCGCAATCCCCATGGTGTGTCCTTTCCTTCTACTTGATCGAATCGATTGCAGTAACCGGCGGTGATGCGTTCCGGAGCAGCGCCTTGCCGGTCAGTTCCTCGACCAGAATCTGCGCGCCGACAACGACTCCCGTACTGACCAGCACAATGTATGGTGCCCATGAATCGGGCACGTCATTGGCGATCTGCAGGAACAGGGCCGTGAGACCCCCGCCCGCAATCAACTGCAGTGCTGATCGAACGATGCGTGCTAATCCGTCTGACATGTCTAGAACCTTTCAGATGAAGCCGCCGCGCTCAAGAACGAGCAGCAGCACGATGACCAGAATTGCGATGACGAGTGCGCGTTCGAGACTCATTGGAACCACTTCCACGAATCGTTCCCGTCGCCCCGGAATGCAACCCAATCGGGATAGCCGGAGCGCGGCACGATGAATGAATGGCACGGCGTGCCGTCTTTGGCGGCGGTGATTGCTATGTATCCCGGCTTGGGGATTCGCTTGATCTGGGTGATCCCTTCCGCGACGGCACGCTGTACCCACATGTTGCTGATGACGCCGTCCTTGTTGAACGTGCGCGGGGTGAATCCCTTTTCCGGCTTGCGGAAGTCAACCTCAAGGACCTGCCCGAACCACGCCTTGAGCTCGTCCGTTGTCCAGCCGTTCGGCCATTCGGGCTGTTCCGGAACCGGGTCGGTTGGCTCGGCGGGTTCAATGACGACCTGATGGGACTTGAGGACGTCGCGGATTTCCTGCTGAATCTCCGTCGTCATGCGTCGCATGGGGTCGAATGGGCACGCCTTGGTAGCGAACTCCCAATGCTCCATATCGGTGACGATGCCGACGTTCGGGTTCTTCGGGAACGTATCCCACGGCACGCCCGCCTGATCGAACCAGTAGGCTTCAAGCGCGATCAGGGAGTCGAGTTGTTTTGCCGACGGTGGGGTTTCGATCTTGCCGCCGTCTGATCGCTCGATAGAGACCAGGTCGCGGTTGATTGCATTGACGCCAAGGGTGCGGACGAACGCAATGCCGTCGCCTTCCAGTCCGTCGCTGCCGCCACTCGCCCACCCTGCACGCCTCCCGCGCGGATCGTTCCATCGCCAGATAACCCCGTCCAACGATCCATCAGTCGATCCGCCGATGCCGTAATCGGTCAACCCGGTCGCACGATGCGCCGCAGACGGCACGCCGTTACGGAACCACTTGTCCGTCCCGGCGAGACTGCCGATCATGGAATGACGACACGTGCCAACCGGGTTACGCTGACCGAGGTCGTTCCATGCCGACGTCTGATAGTCGGGAATGTATCTGTCCTCAAATGGAGGATGAGGGACGCGACCGAAAACGAGCTCTGCTGCCACCTACTTCGCCTCCAATTCCCCGAACTGCCCGCGATACCGGGCAAGTTCGATTTCCGCCGATTCCAGACGCGCCAGCAGGACGCGATCAGCGTCTCGCCGCACGTTGATGCGCCGTCCCGCCGCAACCAGTTCGCATGCACAAACTCGTACAGCACCCACGAAATCGTCAGCGTCAACCCGACCCAGATGTAGGCCCGTACCCACTGCGGAGCCGGGTCGTACCAGCCGGTCTGGGCAGGCAGGCCAATCGCGGCAATCAGCACGCCCCAGAACAGTTTGTTGAGCGCGAGGGCCTTGTTGAGCCGCGTCTTCTGCGCCACCCAGAACGCGGCGACGATGATGCCGTAGAACCCGATGGCCATGATCATCGCGACCGTGATGAACCACCGCTCAAGATCGCGGTGGGTGTCGGCGCTGGTTGTCTGCCAGACGGTGAACGCGGCAACGTGCAGGATGGCAGCGGTCAGCCAGAGCCACTTGTCGCGCCGGTGTCGATAGAGTGCAGCGTAGAGACTCATGCTTTCGAAGACCGATCCATGATCAGGGCGTCTCCGATCCACCGGAGCGACGGCTTCGGCGGATGGTTGCCCGTTTCGGCGATGTACTGGGTGGCAAGGGTGGCAAGTTCGGCGTCAACGGCGTCGGCGTGATCAACTCGCCCAACCAGACGGAGGATTCGACGCTTCCAGCGTGAGACTCCAAGTCCGTCCGGGAGATGCCCTTCTCGGCCAAAAGCATCAGGGACGCCGCGATGATCTTGTCCCGTTCCTCCAGCTGGATCGCCTGACGCCGGTTGCGGGCTTCGGCCAGCTGGGCGCGCATCATCCAGCCCGCCGAGGTATTGGCCAGGAGGACGAATGCTGCGATGCCGTCGCTCAGTCGGGTAATCGCCCGGCCAAGAAACGGCACGGGCCTGCCCCGCGCTCGCCGCCAGAACCACCATGCGGCCCGCAGGCAAAGCACGAACACGAAGCCGAGGGGTCCGCTCCACGTGCCGAACGGCCCGTCTGGAAACGCCACTCACGTTGGTCGCTTTCGCGTGTTCATGACGAATGTATCTGCCACGGCTTCACCGTGCAGGCAGTCTACGAATCAGTCTGTAAGGAACGTGGTTATGGTATCACGTCAGGCTAGAAGTCCAACCGAACCGCCACCCACCCGACCAGGTTCGCGGTCGTCGGTCCCCAACTCGACGTGACGACCTGCAGTTCCACCCGCTGTCCAGCGGTCACGTCTTCCCCGTCACCATTGGCAACATGCACCGAATGGCGGCGCGTGTTCGTGCCGTCGATTACACACGTGGCCCCGCCGTCCAATGTGACCGGCGTGCCATCGACAACCGCCTGAATCGTGGCCGTGCCGGACGTGCGGTTCGCGTCCGTGGTCGCATAGATGCCGACAATCTCCCCATTGCGGGGAATGTAGATCGCACCGGTGGACTGCGAGAGCGCGGTGGCATCGTTGAAGAATCCGGCCTGCAGGGTCGCCGTCGCGTTCGCGGCCAGATCATTACGCACCAGTGGACCAAACGTGACCACCTGGCTTGTCTGGGACGTCAGTGGAGCCGTCAGGGCGAAGGACGTAGCGGTCGCGCGCTGAATCTTGCCGTAGATGATCGGGTTCTTGCGCCCGACCACCATGATTTCGTCGGACACGGCCAGTGCAAACCCGGCAATTCGGGCATACAACTGCGTCGATCCGGTCGCCGCTTCAATCGGGCGGAACTGCACCATGCCCGACGATCCGCCGGTAACGATTGCGCGGTAGGGCGTCACCTCGGCAAGCGCCTCCTGCACAATCTCTTTGATCTGGACAGGTATTGAGCGTTCGCTGTTCATACGGGCGACCCATCGAAAAGTGTCGTCTGATACGTCTCAAGCATCGTGATCGCCGTCGCTGGCGTCATGCCGATGGTGGCTGTGCGAATGAACCAGCGGCCAGAAAACGGTTCCATGCTTCCGGACAAGTCAAGGTCGACCACCTGTTGCGGAAGCAACGCATCCGGTGTCGGCAGAACCGCAAAGACGCCGGTTCGATAAAAGCTCCGCCCTTCTCGAAGATACCTGCGTGCCGTCTGATCAAGCCGCGCCTGACTGACTTCACCCGCTACCTGAATCGGACCGCCCGGATAACTGATCTCGCGACCAAGCGTGACGGTCGATGTCGGTGACGTCGGGTCGTCATTGCGCGCCACCGATGTCAATGGGGCCTGGGCATTGTTGGTATTGACGCAGACGACGACATTGACCACCTGCAGGGCGCTCGGGTTGACGGCGAATGTCGGCGAGCGCATATCGTCCTGTGTCCACGTTGCTAGCGGTTCCATGGTCGACGCATCTCGGATGTCTCCGGCGCTGGTCACATTGCCCTGCAGATCGCCGGAGACGTGATACCAGCCAAGCATGCTGCAGAGTTGGTTGACCGCGTTGATGACCAGCGTGCCGGTCTGGAAACTCATGGCCGCTGCCAGCGTGACCGATGACGGTGGCAGGATGTACCGCGAGACGCCTGCATGCTCTATCAGATCGATCATCGCCTCGCGCACGTTCGTAGTCGCAGCGATGTTCCAGGTATCGGTCAGCACCGTCTGGGCAAGCAGGCTGGTCACATCCTCGCCCACGAACGTCGCCTCTGAGCGAACGGTTGTGTACTCGCCCTGCGGAATCCGGACATCGTACAGCCCGAGTTGCCGCCGTTCGGGCGCGCTCCCGTCTTCGCGGGTATAGGTCACGAATGGAGCCAGATATTGCACGTACGGAGAGACCCGTTCCGGGTTGCGAATCTTGATGGTTGCCGCTCCCGAAATCTGCCGGTCGACGTTCATCTCGATACGGGCTTCAATCAACAGGTCGGTGATGTCCTCGACCATGACGTTGTCCACTGTCGCGGTCCAGAGTTCCGGCACAAGTTTGAGCGCGCCGTCGGTGACCTGCGTAAACGCGGGCGGTTGCGGGACATACGGCTTGAAGACCGCCGCCGCAATCGTCCACTTCTGGGTTCCGCCCATGGTCCATGCGAGCGATTCCGTCCCGCCCGTACCAATCTGCGACCCACCGCGACCGTGCAGGAAACTGTTGGAATCGGTCCATCGCTGCGTCTGATCACCCGCAACCGTGATACTCGAGACCGACGATGCGACGCTGATTGCCAGATACCCCGACTCGACCAGCAGGTCAACGGAAATGGAACTTGACTCGCCCGCGTCGCCGCCAACCCGCGTGACGGTGTAGAACGTATCGATCCCGAACCAGCTCGCAGCGCCACCTACGATGTTGGTCGGCGCGGTATCCGTCGCAACCTCGACCGTAGCGGTTCCGACCGGCGGGCCATCGTTGGCTTCGGTGACCGCCTGCGTCAGTGCTTCCCCGTCGTACGTGACCGACGAGACGACCGGGCGGGGATTGGACTCCTTGCGAATCGAGACGCCGACCACCAGCATCCGATGATCTCCGGCCCCAACAGTGTGCGACCACGAAAACGGATTGGACGTGCCGTCGGCACTACTGGCGGCGTCGAATGTGATAGCCACTAGCCAGCCGCCTCACCTTCGGTGACATCCTCTTGCCGAAGATCAAGCGTGACCGTGTACCAGCGGCCCGATACGTCGCCGATGTTCTTCACGCGGCCCAATCCGGTGATCGCCATGAACTGCTTGTCTCCTGAGCCGTTGCGCATCGACACGGTTCCGAGTTGGCGCCGCAACGCTCGAAGTCCGTCGTACGCCTGTTCTGCGGTCAGAGAATCAATCGCAATGACCTGCGCGACCAGTTGCAGCGTCTCGAAATAGGCCTCGCTGTAGACCGTGACCGGCGGACCACCACCAAGCGACGGATAGACCACCTGGTCATCCTGATCACCGCCGGTGAACTCGGTGACGTTGCTGAGAAACGCCTGATACGTCAGGGGATTCGACAGCAGGGTGAGCACCGTGAATCGTCCCAGCGCGATGCTGACGGTCCCGCCGACTGGTTCGCTGTCAATCGTGTCGGTGCCCGACGTCACCGATTGCACGACCTCATACAGGTGGTCGTATCCGCTTGATGGGTGCGGATCCACAAACGACGTTACGTTCGGGTCGGTGATTGTAGCCAGTCGGACCCGCCCGTCATCCGGACCGCCAACGGTTGTGCGATAGACCGAATAGGCCGCGAATGCTGGATCGCCGTCGACCGGATAGGTGGTCGGGTCCCAGGAGACCTGGGCCATGTTCGCTACCACATCACCGATCGTGGTTACGGAGACGTTCTCGACATCGTCTGGCGGCGTGTAGGAAATGCTGACCGTGATCGTCGCGACACCAACCAGCGGGACGCCGTCGGTAACGCTCACTTCAACGGTGTAATCGGTGTCGTTCTGGTAACTGCCCGCCGGTATGGTGTGCGAGCCGGTCCCCGAGACAACCGTTCCCGAATCGTAGGCAAGCGCACCAGTGACCACGTTGTATAACCGAACCCGGAAGTTCACCTGCCCGGTCGCCGTCCATGTCACGGTCATTGATGACGTTGCCACCGTGTCCAGATCGTCAGGGGCGGTAATCGTGACGCCCGGTCCCGCGAGGTATTGGAACGTCGCGGCGTTGGACCATGAGGCGTCCGCTTCCAGCAACTCGCCGCCACTGAAGAGCGTCCCATCGAAGGCCGTCGCCCGCCACGTGAACGTGCCGTATTCGTCGAGCTCAGTACCGGTGGTCTGGAACTCCCAGTAATCGGTGCCGCTGTTATAGGTCGGCTCCACGTCGACAGTGCCGAGGTCTGGCCGGGTGATCCGGATCAGCCCCTCTAGCGTGCCTGCCGAGGTATCGTCGGCATCACTGAACTTGCAGCGCAACAGTGGATACGACGTGTAGACCGCATCGTTAGCCGGAGACAACTGCGACGGGATCGTGGGCGCAGCGTTCGTGAAGAACGTGCGGGCGTTCGACCAGTTGGACCACTGTCCCGACGTGTCGCGCCCGCGAATCTGGTACTGGTACGACGTGTTCCAATTGAGGTCGGTGAACGTGGAGTCAGCCCAGTTGATCGTGAACGCCGTACCGGGCGGAGAGGCGTGCACGACGGTCTTCGTGATCTCCGGACTGGTTTGCAACACCGATCCGTTCGCCGCAAGCAACCTGATCTGTACCCGGTCGGTGTCCTGCGATTGCTGCGACGTCCACTTGCCATTGAAGGTGATTCCGGCCACAACCAGCTGCTTGCCGTTAGGCGCGCCGTCGAGGGTTACGGTTCCGCGCGCCGAGATCGTGAACGACAACCAGGACGAATACGGACCCCAGGCACCGGCAAAGTCCTGATGCCGCGCGCGCCAGTAGTAGGTCGTTCCGCGCGAGAGCGTCGACCCGGAATACACCCGGTCCATGAGGTCGTTATTGGTTTCGGTGGTCGACGCCGTGAACGTGCCGTCCCACATCGTTGTGCCGGTACCGGCACCGGTCATCACCTGAATCTGGTAGCGGTACAGACCGTCGCCCGAATCGACCCCGTCCCCTGACGTGTCGCCGTAGTCGCCGTTCAGGTCATAGAACGCAGCGGCGAATTGCGGGGTAAGGGATTGCTCCGTGCCAGACGGTTGCACCAATCCGGGCGCCTGTGGCGCGACGTTCTCATAACCGTAGATGTAGACCGTGTAGCCGTCCGCGTCCCCGACAAGAATCGGGTCGAAATCGGCAGATGATTGGGTATCGAAGTCGGAGATGACGCGCTGCGTGCCGCCACCCTGCGAGTGCCGCATGCCTTCCAGCGTGTCAACACCGTTCAGGACCGCGAGCGACGGGAAGTAGCGCGTGCCCGCAACGGCCAATGGCTTCGCGCCCGACCGTGGCGATCCCCCGCCGGGCAGGTAGGTGGTCGTGATCGCCCGCTCATACCTGGTACCGCCAGTCCCGTCGTCGTTGAGGGTCGTGCCCGTCGAAACGACAGTACAAAGACCGATTGCCTCGTAATCCCGATTCGAGTCAGCGTAGATCGCGGCGGTCACGTCCGGAGTTGAACCGCCCGGCTCTTTACCGCCCCACCAGCCAACGCCAGCCATCCAGAAGGTCGTATCGGCAGTAACGCGATAGCCCTGCCGGACGGTGCTGACCAGTTCGAAGTAGGACGGCGACTGGTCATACCGACCAGCCCGAATCAGGTTCAGGGCCATAGTGCGGTACCCGCCAGTCTGAGTTCACGCGAGATTGCCGACGCCAATTCGTTCGGGTCGCGGTTGTAGCCGTTGATGTTGATCGTGATCGGCGCGGATACGCTCGACATGGCGGCGGAGCCGGATGCATAAAGTCCGGATGCGCCCATGCCGGTGAGCGACGGGGATGTATTCATTCCTTGAATACCAGCCTTGCCGATAAGGTCTCGGATCGGGCCCGGAATACGGTTCCATATCTCAAGCGCCCCATCCCAGAACGCCTGAATGAGTGCGGCCCCG